TGTGTAGTCTGACTTATCAGCTTACTATATCTTAAGTAGAACCTCTTACCACAATTGCTACAAGTATAGTTTGGTATACTCATTTAGTCACACCCCCTTCTTTACTAAGCGAGTAATGCCCTTATAAGTTTCTACTGCTTCATCCTTAGTCTTATAGTTAAGACAATAGTTATATGCCTCTGTTACCACTACGATACCGTAGGGATACTTATAAGCATCTAGATCCTCTATAAGTTCTAACCCTAAGATATCCTTGGACTCTACTAGACAACATCCAGAACTACAGTTGATAGTAACTTTCATTTCGTCTCCCCTTCTACGTAGGCTCTCTCTAGCTTAAATGTATGTATCTCGTATAGTCCCCTCCCTAAGAGTCTTTCTGCTACCTTCTTAGCTGAGCTAGCAGTATCCCAGCTACTCTGAGGTGAAGTACCGTTATGGAATCTAGATATATAGCGCATGTCCTCTACATCATAGATCTTAAAGATACGCATAGTCCACCTCTTTTAGTACGGTAAGACTTTCTGGATCACAGGGGCGTGGGCAGTCTTCTATAAGGAAGCCCTTGTTCTGCATGTAGTCACACTGATAACATACATCCTCAGGATATCTATTCTCTGCTGGTACTTCTATGTAGAATTTCCCGTACTCATCCTTAATCATTAGCGTCTCTCCTCTGTTCTTAATTCATCTTCTTGTCTCTTCCTAAGCTCTTCCTCTCTGCAATAGGCCAGGGTATTAGAGGTTTCTACTAGGAAAAGGAGAACTTCATCAGCCACCATAGGTAGTTCAAAGTGTCCTAATGTAGGACTATAAGCCCTTAAGATAGCAAGGCCATCACTAAGGGGATTAATGGAGAGGCTACCGAATCCCATAGTCTTCATCCGTTTACCCCATACTCAAGTTGTAGTATTAATTTAGCGTAATGGATTATCTTCCTTACATCCTCTACACCATTCTTGTTCTTATGTCTACAGGCATACTTAATTATATTACCCTCACAGTAGTTAAGATTGTTCTTCTGACAGAACTCTACGGGCTGTATAGTCATATCTTTATAGTGACTACCGCCTACCTGGGTATCTAGGGGTGCATCTACAGCCCCTTGATGTTCCTCTGTATCCTTAACTGTCTCTAAGGTGAAGTACCCCAGCCAACCGCCCTTGCATAAGGATACCTTACATTCCCTTGAGCCCTTGTGCTGATAGCTACACTTGTAGCACTGTTGCTCTTCATCTGTATCTACTTTTATGAACATGTGCAACCTCCAGTCCCTGGGAATGGTAAGACTTCCTTGCACTTATTGCAAAGCATAGGTCTTAAGTAATAGTTTCTCATTGTCTCTAGAGACCCAGATCTCTTAGCTACCATGTCACTCTTTAGGAAAGGTGCCCTGAATTCTAGTCCCGCTATATTCTCATTATAATACAAGAAGTTACCGTCAGCATCCAGTGCCTCAAGTACATCTCTTTCTATCATCTCCTTGACTTCATCAAGGTGGTTCTCAAGTTTGTTCTGAGACTGCTTGAGCACTTCGAACTTCCAGTCCCATGGGTTAAACATATCGTTGTTCAGTGGTTTAGAGGAGCCAGTATAGAACTGCCAGTTGTTCGGCTTCCATGTCTTAGGATCAAACCACTCTGTATCTGTAGGATCAGTACACTTATAACCACCGGGTACCCCGTCCCATAGTCTAAATTGCTTACGGCCTACATACATCTTACCTGTGTCACGGTTGGTAATCAAGTACACGAATCCCCACTTCATATCAGGTGTAAGCTCCACTCCCTCCCAGTGATGCCCCTGCTCAGCTACGAGACGCTTATAAGCTGCCTCTCTAGGATTGCTGAAGACACCTACTTGCTTAACCTTATTCCCAGGCCAAATGACTGCTCTAAAACCCTCTCGTCCAGCTATGAGGTACACACCCTTAGGTAGCTCTCTAATCATTTCTTAACTCTCCTGTCTATATCCTTGGTTGTCTTAACTATCTTAAGACTCATATACTCCTTACCCTTATCTACTAGGAACTTATCAGCATGTAGTGTAACTACCTGTTTATCATTAAACTTAAAGTACTCTGCGACTATATCTTCTATACTTTTGACGCCATTAGATACGTCAGATAAAGGGGAGCTATATCCTATCTCTAGGGTTAGCACTAAATTCCCTGCAAGATCTACACGTTGCTCGTAGTTCCTGTTAAGAAAATCTAAGACTACCTTACGGAAGTTCTTATACTTAAATGATCGTACCTTCCTACCAGCATAAAGTGCATTAGTACTAAAGGCCTTAAAGGGTAGCGATAGCTGCACTGACTTCTTCATTAGGCTCCTCCCATACATCATCATAAGATCTTAGCAGGTACAGAAGCCTAGCATTAAGATTCACGTGGTTAACTACACGTTCCATATAAGCTATAGGATCTTCACCAACCTCTTGCTTAAGAAACTTTAGCCATTCCTTCAGTACAGCCACATACATATCAAAGGGAGAACTGAGGTGATCTATAAGCTTCTCAGCTGTCTTAGGCCCCATACCGTAGATACCTATGATACCATCTGAGGTATCTCCAGTAAGTAGCTGTTTATAAAAGCTTCTATAGCCATCAACCTCATTGACATACAAGAGCTTCTTCTTAACAAAGTCCCAATGATACCCCGGTATCTGCTTAAGATCCTTATCTATACTTATGCATATTGGAGTATGCCCTAAGGCTTGTTCCTCAGTCATCCTTATGGCTAAGAGATCATCAGCTTCATACTCTCCAGCCTTACAGATTCCCCCATACTTATTAATGATATACTGTTTGCAACTGAAGAGATGCTCAGGTCTCCTCAGGTCTTTCCTGTTAATCTTATAGCTAGGTACAAGGGCTTCCCTAAAGGAGCCCTTATTAGTAAGGAAATGCTCTGATCCTATATAGTTATCCACATATACTCTAAGATCTATCTCTACTTGTTGTATAAGCTCCTTAACTATATGTAAGGCGTGGCTCTCAGGCTCAGGGTTGAAGCTAAGGATGACTGAAGCTGTACCTTCGAGCTCAGCAGCCTTAAGGTCAGCATCCTTCTTATACTTATAGTACTCTGTATGTAACTCTTTATTATCCGAGAGCTCCCAGGTAACAGCATACTGTCTACCGTCTGTAGCAGAAGACGCCCTATACGCGAATATATCACCATCATGTAGTAGCACTACGTCCCTTAGTCTCTTCATACTGCTCCTCTTACTTAAACTTCTTGAACTCCATTATCGTATCCTCTATACGGTCTATAGCCCCACCATAGAAGAGAGTATCAGTCGTGAAGAAGATGTAGGATATAAGCGTAGAGCCAAGTAGCATAGCTGTTATTACATTAGGAAGAAGTATACATAGCCAAGCTACTAGTGCTACTAACAGGGACACCGATAGAAATATATTGGTACGTCTAGCACTTATAGACTTGGTAGTAAACCTATACAGTTTGTTTAAGAATTTCATAGTACTCCTTTGGGGGCCGAAGCCCCCCTCTTAGTATCCTAGAATGGCTCGGGCTCTCCACCAGTAACATCCTCAAACCCTCCACCAGCTACATACTCTACATGCTTGACTACCTGTACTTGCTCTACGTACAGTGTGATAGTGGAGCTGACAGGCCACTTCCTAGCAGTCATCTTGATATTACAGATACTGCCATTACCTATAGGCTTATTCCACCCAGGCTTACCGTCAGGTCCGAAGAGAGTAGGAGGTCTATTGGCACCACTCTTAGTCACCACCTCCTTCTTAGCTGTAACTATATTCTTAGCAATCACTTTCCCTTCTTTATCCTTCTGTTCCTTCACATTAAACCCAGCTGCTTCCATTTCAGCGGCTAAGTCATTGGGGAGAACTACGTCTACCTTCCATGCATTACCTCCGAAGGCCTCATCAGCATCTATAAGATGGGCCCATCTTACTTCTACATTATCTACACGGATAGGAACATACTGCTCTGTGTACTTCTTATCAATCTTAGCCATGTCTTTGCTCCTCAGCAAAAGTATCCTCTGTCTCTAGAGCCAATCTCTAGAAGAACAGAGGACGTATATATAGTTATAACATAAAGTACTACTTTTGTTCATTGGCCTCCATAACAAAGGAGTCAGCGTAAGTATCCTCTATAAGACACTCACAGTATTCATCAAACTCATAATAGTCTTCATCATCCTCTATGACTTCTCTAGAATCCATGTTGTCCCTCCTTATAGGTACCTATCATGAGCGTCTATATACTTCTTCACAGTACCCTTACCAGCTACTGTATTATAGTGTACCTTCCAGTACCTAGCTTGTCCTACAGTACTTGTAGGTAGTGCATAGGGTACCCTAAGGTAATGTATACGAGCCATAAGTATCTGGTACCTAAGGTCATACACTAAGGCACTAGCATCAGGTCTTAGATACCCTAGGGTAGCTAAGGAATCTCTTAGCTTATGATTAAACTTTAAGTAATTATCCCAAATGTCCACCTCAGTCCTTGGCTCCATCTGGAATATGCCTCTGGCTGGACCTCCTACTTGCTTTATGTAGTACCCTAGCTGGCTCTCAACTGCTGCTGTACCCATTAGCAAGTCAGTAGCAGCTTCAGAGTATAAGCTTACCAATGGTAGTGTCTCTTCTACAAGACCCCTTAACTGATCTTTATGCATACCCCTCACCCTCGTCATCTAGAAGTACTCCTCCCCGTTCTCTCTAATTGCTCTAGAGATAGACCACTTTAGTAGTTTGAAGTTAACTGTGGGTAACTTAAGCTTCTTTAGCTTATCATAAAGTTTCTCTGTTATAACATCATGATACACAGTCTCTATAAGTCTGGGGATCATAGTCTTCCTATCCCATCTATCAGTATCTTCAGCTACCAGTATCTTAGCAACAGTCTTATCTACCAGTTCCTTAGTAACTTCTGTAGCTATCTCATCTTCAGTTAGGTGTACTAGCTTCTCCTTCTTTGGTCTATTATGGAAGAACTCATTGATATACTTAGCATACTTCTTCTCCCCATACTTATTGATAAAGGAGAAGTTCTTCAGTACAATACCCTCACCTACCTCCCCTTCTTTCATGTACTTACTAGAGAGTAGGGTGCGTATAGCTTCAACCTCCTCCATAGTAGGCTTATATAAGCTGGAGTGGAAGATGTAGTCTAAGCCAGCACTAGAGATATCCTCCATCCACTCATCTGGTTTTAAGAATCTTTCCCCATCATACACATCGTATATATAAAACTTCCTCCAAGCATCCTTCTTATATCCCCTAATTGTGTGAGGCACTAACCATTCCCCATACAACCTCCAGTTTGGGTGTTCATCTAGAATCTTATGAAGTCTAGGGTCATCCTTATTAGCAGTCTTGAAGCCAGCGTTATCATCTCCTTCTCCCAACCTTCTACTACGAGATCCAAAGTATATAGTGGCCCCTTGCCTCCATACAGAACCATTAGTACCGTCCAACTTGGGGGCTACATAGACAGTACCATCTAGAATACCCTCAGTATCTGTTGTCCCTAGCCTAGCTATTTTCTCGTATCTTCTGAATTCCACCAGGCACCTCCTTGAAGTAATATTTTGATGACCCTTTTACACATATGGAGTATAACTTGCTGGTACAAACCTCAAATGCACATAGATCACAGCAACTCTCTACATCACTCCCTTTCTTAATCCTATAGATCTTACCTTTATACTCTATCAGTCGCATTCTTATCTCCCCAATTCTTAACCATCTTGCTTATGGTGCCTATACTAATCCCTTGGCTATCTGATATCTCTCTATAGGTAAATCCTAACCTCATCATAGAGAATACTTCCCGCTCCTCCTCAGTCTCTAGAGACAACTTAAAGTCATCAAGCAGTATCTTAGTATCCTTCTCTTCATCATAGGCCATCTCAGAGTCTACATGTTCCATTGATACTCTATGCATCTGTTCAGTACCGTGGGATGCCTTAAGTACCTGACGAGAGACGTAGTTCCTAAGTCTCTGGGATACTTGTTGATAGATAAAGGTACTGACTGAGGCACCCTTGGTTACCTCGTAGTTCTTAATTTGTTCTACAGCAATAAGGTAACCCTCGCTTAAAAGATCCTCCTTATCTACGTTATAGTCTTGATAGTCTCTTGCTATACTATTTGCTATGCTCTTAACTATAGCTTCTAGATCAATCATAATCTCTCCATGTACAGTTACTCTTCATATCGCTCCCCTCAGTGGCATTTTGTTCACTAATGGCACTGGGCCCAATCATGGCCTACCTTGTACTCAGCAGCGATAGGTACAAGTATCTTCATCTCAACGCCTATAGCTACAGAAGCTTGACATACTACTGCACCCCATTGATTAGCTATAGCTTCATCTGACTTAATCTCGAACTGTATCTCGTCATGGTATGCTATCATCTGGCCTATATGTTCAACCTTATACTTCTCTATAAACTCAGTCTTCACTTCATCGCAGAGTACCATCCACTTCTTAAAGATAATAGCAGCAGCATTCTGTAGTAGCTGATTGAGTATCTTATTCTCTCCCCTGGAGTATAGAGGTCTACCGTCTAAAGACAGGAGGTAACCTCTGGCTCTGTATGTCTTAACTAAATCCTTAATTAGTTCCTCTATAGCTGGATGTGCCTTATAGAAATCCTTCTTGATCTTAGCTCCAGCATTCTCAGCTCTACCTAAGATCCTTGCAAGCTTCTTAGCACCAGCCCCATACATTACCTCACGTTCAGGAGGAGTCGTTAGTTCCTCCCCGTCTCTAGAGACAGCTCATACTTTCATATGAGAGCAGACTATATCACCATCCTCCCGGATGCCAACCGCTTCCACTCACTTGAGTGTACTCCCTTACGAGATAGTCGTTGCACTTTCCCACCGCGTGTCTCGAAGATATCCAACTCCTAAGCCACTGCCATGCTTAGTTCCTTTGAGTGGAGAAGGTCTATCTTGATTGTCGTTTTGAATAACAAGTGGGCTTAGCTCAGGATTACCATAGCTTTCACCTTAGGCTTCCCCTGAATTCAATTGGTTTAACATGCGCTAATCTATAACGCATACAAGCAGGTCTTAGCAGTGTCTCTGGAGACTCCCCATACTTTGGCGTTGAAGCTGTGGAAGTCATTACCCTTGTCTGGGCTGAGTATAAGATCAGCTGTCTGCCTAGCCCTTGTATAGTTGCCTCTTAATAGGTAGTGAGCCAAGCAACGTGCTTCAATGCCTGAGAGATCTATGCCTACCTGGAAGGAACCGGAGGGCACTCCGAGGAGTGCCCTCATCTCCTTCCCATACATGGATGTAACTCTAGGTATATTACAGACTACACCACTGTGCCTATATCTTGCTGTAGGTGTTCCGCATGTGAAGGCATGTGCTGATACCTTACCATTACCCCTACGTGCCTCAGCAATAGCACCCTTCTCAGAATCAGTGGCATTGGAGAGGAAGTTTCTTCTATGCTTCAAGGTGTTATACTCTGCGATAGTCTTACCTAATCCTGTAGGTAAGGTATCGTAGGAATCCTCTGTTAGCTTAGGAGAAGTAGATCTCCAAGAACCATCTGCTTCCTTGACTACATTGTACTCTGTAGGTATCCACCCCAGGTCCAGGAGTAGATCCTTTACTTCCTGTGAGCTGTCCGGATTAAGCCGTCTGAATGATACCTTAGTATAGGGGCCTCTTACTTTCTTCAGCTCCTCTGTGAAATACTTTAGGGTATCAGAGGTTACCCCACCAGCCTGTGTCCTATAGGCCTTACAAGGAACTTGTCCTCCTGCGTTGAGGATCGTAGCTCTCTCTTTCTTAGTACCTTCTTGGTTCTTTAGGTTCACTCCGAAGAGTAAGCATCTAGATGGTGAGGCTTCTATTATATGTTCCCTCAGTATCTCTGCCTTACTATCGAGTTCATCCCTTAATGCCTCAGCTTTCTCTATGTTGAAGCAGACCTTATTTAGTATCTGTCGTGCATGTATAGAAGCTACAGCTTGCTCTAGGAGGATAGCATTATAGCACAGCTTCTCATGCTCATTCTTCTTAAGGTATTCGTAGACCCTAGCATTGATCTCTACGTCACCTAAGCATCTATCACCCATGTTCTCAGAGTACACACTCCAGTCTTCATGCTGTATCTTCCCTTGCTTAAGCTTTAGTATCTTTGCCCAATCCTCTAGACTTCTTATTTCCTCTGGGTATAAAATACTTGAAGATACTAAGGTATCGTAGATTTCTGTATCCCTTGAAGGTACAAAGCCTAAGTTATCCCTTAGTACTGTAAGATCATATTGTTTAATACTATGCCCTACCAGTAGCTTAGCGTCTCTCATCAGGCATAAGGCTTCCTTTTGCTCAGTATGAGATACAAATAGCTTGGACTCCTTACTATCAAGGTCGTATAGTGCTATGCAGTGTACCTTGGTAACATCGCCTAGTAATCCATCAGCTTCTATATCAAATAATATACGCTCATTCATCTCTTATTACCTCAATTTTACTGTTGATTACCTCCTTAAGTATGGAGCATTTGTACCTGACTATCTTTAGCTCTACGTATACTCTAGTATCTCTTATGGTATTAGACTTAGCAAACTCTGTTATATCAATAGCTAGCTCATGCTCTACTGTCATAGGTTAACCCACCATCTGCCTTGATGTCCCGGATAGTCTAGTGATTTCCACCTAGTATCCTTATAGGTACCTTCTGCATACCTGTGCCAATGCCCACTGAACCATAAGGGTGGAGAGAACTTCTCAAGTATAATACTTAAGGCCTTACGAGAGGGGTCTGAAGTCTTATCCTCCCTACTCTTATCAGGCACCCACTCAAGAGGTACTGTATGTGAGATCACTATATCTATTGGTGTCTCCAGAGACATACATCTCTCAACATCAGCATAGTTTATAACTTCCTCAGGGTACCAGTCAATACCTAGTGTTCTCATACGCTTATCTATACTATCGGCTCCACCCAAGAAGAGTACACGCCTACCATCTGGTAATACCAGAGAGCTACCACGAGGGCAATAGTAGCACCTATCATACAGCTCAGTAATATCAAAGGAATCTCCCCTACATTTCTCTAAATCCCAATGATCCTCATGGTTACCATCACAGAAGTAGACTTTTGTATTCTCAGGTATCTTTAAGCCCTTACACTTCCAAGACTTCCGGGAGTACACTACACTCCTCGACACTTCAAGCTTTGGCCACCACCCAAAGTCCCCACAGCAGAGGATGATATCCGGTAGCTTCTTCTGCATCAGTTGGTTTAAGGAACTCCAGTTACCGTGAAGATCCCCACATATCAATACGTTCTGCTCCATATAGACTCCTATGTACTTATTAAAAGTGTGACGATAGACTACGCTCAAGGTAGCTTTGATCTGTTGGATCGTAGTATACCTGGAAGGAGCACACATTACCGAATGCCCTATCTTCTAGCAGTACAAAAGTACTAGTATTACGTTCCTCCTCAGACAGCTCAGGATCCTTATTTCTCTCTATCCCAAGCATATAGTAAGTGTTCTCCATCATGGCACGGCTCCCCCTAAATTGGGCACTCTGTACCTTACCACCCCTCTCATGTAAAGGACCATTAGAGGGGGCTTTTAAGTGGCAGCATACAATGTAGAACAGACCCAAGTCCATAGCCATACATGCTAGCTCATCAGAGAACCTCCTTAGCTCTGTCTCAGTTTCAGATGGTGTCATACCGTTGGATATCTTAGTTATTGGATCAATTATAATCGTCTGAACTCCCATACCTGCGGCATATCTTAGGTACGATTTACAGGTATCCCAGCTTGCCTGTCCAAACGCTTGATGTAAGAATAAGTTTGGCTCTAGAGACAGTGCTGTCTCCCTTAGTTTATCCTTATCATACACAGCCCCAGGCTTATGATACATGATACCATCAAGCTTACCACAGACCCTCTTCACTGTCATAGCTGGTTGCTCTTCGAACTTTATAGCTGCTATAGGCCATCCTCTTTCACAGTCATGAGCTATCACCTGATTAATGAACTCTGATTTACCGGACTTAACCCCACCACCTACAAAGATCCCTTCTCCACCTCTACGTCCGTAGGTTGCAGCTGTAAGCGTAGGCCAAGGCCAAGGCCTACCAATCACAGGCTCCTTCATTACGTCAGCTATCAGAGATGATACTCTCACAACGCTTTCAGGCCTATAGATCTCTGAGTCCCAGAAGGCAGATACAAAGGATGACTCATCATGTGCGAGAAGGTACTCATTAGGATCCTTCCTGTCAAGCTTAAGGAACTTAGCCGTGGGGAATAATCCGGCTATCTCCTTCTCTACAGAAGCCCCAGCTTCATCACTATCCATGCAGAAGTATAACTCTTTCCTACCTTTCGTATATGCATTTAGTGCATCTAAGTTATCCAGTAGGCACTTCTTATTAGCACCTAGGGGTAGGCTCCAGACAGCCACCTTATACTTCTCTAGCATCTGGTAAGCAGACATAGCATCAAGCTCACCCTCAGTTATAAGAAGCCTCTTAGCCTTAGGTATCTGTGCTTGGCCGAAGAGCTGTAGTGGTACACCGCCAGTCTTCCCCGTAGTGAAGAAGTCCTTTGGCAGTTTCCTTACCTTATCTACTACACGCCTACCCTTAGTATCCTTAAGCTCATGTTGAAGGCTAAGTATCTTACCAGCCATATCCTTAGTACATAGGGTTTCATACCTCTTGAATACGTCTGGACGGATACCCCTGTACTGCACGTCTACACTTCCAGCATCTGTAGAAACAGACACTGGAAGCGTGACGTCATCAGAGTTCTTAGGGATAAAGAACTTAAGAAGCTCCCTGTTTCCATCCATATCCTCTGGGCTGTCTCTAGAGACGGGCTCCCCACCACACTCATAGTATATCTTCCCATCCTCGTGGTAACTTACATGTCTACAGGTCCATGTGATACCATCTCGCATTAAGAACAGATGGTTAGAGTCTGAGTCATGTCCTGTAGCCCTACACTTCACACAAACTCTATTAGGTTCTCCCATGAGCATCTCCCTAGCTTGCTATAAACACACAAGCTGCTGCACAGATACAACTAAGCTCTTCTTCAGTCATCTTAAGCTTGTTCTCTTGGTTATCCAAGTTAAAAAGGGACTTAGCTACAACAGATTCTATGGTTGATCTCTGCTGGTCTGTCATCTTAGTACCATCACTAAGGGCACTCTCCATCCAATCTATAAACTCTATAGCTTGCTTCTTCATATACGTATCTCCTTACATCCCTAAGAGGTAGACTACCTTAGCTGCATCCAGGCTTCTTTGCTCTTCTTTAGTATACTCTTTCTTAGTATCAGTAAAGCTATTATAAATATGCTTAAGTATCATGGAAGACATTACAGTGTAGTCCTCAATGTCTAACTTAGGCCCTTTCTCTTCCAGTCTCGTAATCATCCAATCTATAAACTTTCTGTCATCATTCATATTATATCACCTTAGTTAAGAAATACTCTGTGCATCAAGGACACTCTCATTTATCTTAGTGAAGTATTTGTACCTGTCTTAATGTACCAGCCAAGGCAACCCAGATTCTTCAAAACGTACCATCATATGGGTTACATGTACTGACTCTACGGTACAAACCAGATCGCTATGCTTCTCTACTAGCTTATCTCCTACTTTCATAATAGCTCCTTTAGTTTCTCGGCAGCTGATAGTGCCTTATCAATTTCTGTTTGATGCTTATTAGAATCTAGTTTAAGCATCTTTGCTAACTCCTCATTCTTCTGTACTTTCTTGGCTCTAGAGACAGAGATCTTGCTTAGTAGTATATTAGCAAAGCTTAAGATACGTAGCACCAGCTTAACGTTAATCATACCAGCTCTCCTTTATCCTTGCATGAAGGGCACACAGGATACACCCTCGTATATTCTGTGCATCCGTTTACCACAAACTTTAGTTGAACTATAGTCCTTACAAGATGACGTTCATCTCCAAGGGGGCCTAAACATACTGGACATATTGGACCCCATGCTTCTGCTAGCTCCTTATCAGTTCTCATAGATCTCCTCAGCTTCCATTCCAAAGTCTTTAGCCGTCTGAAGTTGGGACTTAATCACTACGTCAATAATAACCTCAGGACCATCAAAGGTCATAATCACAGTGTCTCCTACGATAACAGAGGAGTATTCTACCTTAATCTCCTTACAGAAATACTTAGTACCACCATCAGCACCCTCTACATTCATCCCACCAGTACCAATACCAGAAATACTAATGCTCTTTCTCATAGCTTACACCTCCAATGGTTTAACAGAAACTATTGTATCAGCCTTAAGTTCCTTACGTATAGGTAACTTGACAAGCTTCTTAACAAGATCATAAGCTGTTGCCCACTCAGCTATAGTGAGGGTACGACTCATGGACCCCAAGTCAATGCCTAGTAAGTGCAGGAGATCAAGATACTCTTGTCCACCCTCCTGTACCTTAGCCTTACGCAAGATATCTCTATGAACTAAAAGTATATACTGATCCTCCCGCCCTGCCACCTTGATAGTAACCTTAGCTACCCTCGTAGTACCTACCATTACCTCATCATACAGCCTACTATAGTTAAGCAGATAAGGCGAGGAAAGCCTCAGCTCGTACCCCTTATCACTCTCTTTATTTTCGGATTCCACAAGCTTGAATCTACGTGCATAGTATGTGCTAAAAGAAGGTAGGGTTATTGAATTAAGATGTTCATCCTCCTCAACAGTGTAGCGGCAGCCTTTCTTAAGTTCATTACCAACAATATCATCAGCATCTACACACTCTACAACCTGCCCTTTCTTAAACATAAGCCCATCTCCTTTACCAAGTTTTAGTATTCCGAATACCCTTCACAACAGAAAACTTCGGTATCCCACTTCTATAAGTATCTCTATACTCTACAGTGACATAAGTGTCGTCCAATATCGGCATACTGTTGAGTACTAAGTAATCCTTCGACCTCTCTTCCTTACTCTTAGCTGGTGTAGATTTAAAAGTAGCTCCATTATCAGCTATAAGTATATAGGAGATAAGCTTTCCCCACGTAGGGTCAGTGTCATATGATATAGCCTTTAGTTTAAACTCCTTACTATGCATAGGCTTCATCTTAAGTACCTCCCAACTCCTACTATCATTCTTATATAAACCTGTAAGAGTCCTAGCAACAGCTCCCTCATACTTAGAGTCAACAAGTCGCTTATATACTACCCAGACATCCTCCTCAGTCTCGCAGTATATAGAAGGTACGATAAACAGGTTAGGGCAGCCACTTAAGTCTAGATCTATTAGGGATGCAAGACGCTCCACGTATGGTACATCAGGCATATCTGCCCTATCAAAGATATGGAACTGAAGGTCTCCTTTCAATAGTGCTGAGCTACTATCATCCGAGTCTCTAGAGACAGTCCCGGAGATAGTCTCCCAGTCATGCCTGGGGTGCCAAAGCTCACCATCAGCTGCTACCCCGAGTCTCTTTAGCTGTCCACAGATATGGGGTAAAGCAAAGGGATTCCTCTTCCTTGATATCATCTCATGGCTCTCAGGGTTATATGTCCCCCTGATACCATCAAGCTTAGGGGATACTAACCATGGGCCACTCCTCTTCTTAGCATCCTCCCATCTATGGAGTAGCATAGGCTCTCTTATTGTCTCTACCTCATTGCCTATCCACCACCCGTCCCTATCCTGTTTCTTCTGCCACCTAGCTTTCAGAGAATCTAGTGCGGCCACCATTAGTAGCTTATTAGTCTTCGTTGAGACAGCTGATGTAAATACACGGTCCTTACGCCCAGCCTCTGTTATAGTGCCTACTATATTAAAGCCTACCAAGTCTGAGGTTCTTACTATCTTCCAGGAGAACTCCATAAGATTACCTCCGTCTCTAATCTTATGGAGTACCGGGAGATCTGTATAGATTTCATCGCCAGTATTTACAAGTATCTTTACCTCGATACCCTCAATCTTTGCGAAGAAACCTGTATCGTAGACGTAACTTGGCTCATACCAAGTGTTCCTTATTCGTAGCTTCATAATAGCCTCCTATTCTACTGTCCTCAGTTGCTCCTGCACTAGCTGTATATGAGCATCCTCAGAGAGTTTATTAGTATAAGCTAGGGCAGTAGCTGTCTCCAGAGACAAGCCTTCATCAAGTATCTCACAGATGGTGCAGAGACCCCTAGGGCTTAAGGTTACTGGTAGATCAGATACCTTGTAGGAGTGCCTTACAAGCCCAGCAAACCTAACGATCTTGTTTAAGATACTCCTTTCCAGCTTAGGGTACCTTCTACTCAGCATTTCCACCTCATCAAAGATGCCCATATAGTTCACAGGTACTGTAATTGTAAACCTATCGAGTGTAGATGTATCCTGCACCTGTGACGCAGCAAACATGTGCATGTTATCCCCTAGACCTAACGTATTATCTGTTACGAATAGACGGAACTCAGGAGCCGGATGCACCTTCTTCTCTGCAATAGTCCCTGGCTTATCATCCAGCATCAAGTGACCACCCTTCTCGTATAAACTCTGACAAGCCATTTGTACATCAGGGCTCAACTTACAGAACTCATCAATAGTGGTCATATAGCCGTTCCTAACGGCTGGAGGCAAGAGACCCTCCTTGAATACCATAGTAGGTACAACTTTCTCTACGCCGCCCTCCATGACAATCTCATGGGTAGCCCAAGCTTGACCTAGGAAAGCTGAAGGTTCTATAGTAGCTTTCCCTCCAAACTTAGCATATGGTTGTCTCACCCAAGCTGCTAGCTGGTGTACAGCAGTTGTTTTCCCTGTCCCTGGGAGCCCATGGAGTAACGCCTTCTCGTTTCTCTTAAGAGCCACGTAGAGGGCCTCAGCAACATCAGCATCCCAACAGTAGTATGGGTCTACCTCGGGGATATCCCCACGAAACTCCTCAGCCCAATGATCATCTGGGTACCTAGGAAACAGGTGATTCTTCCCGCTCCTAGGGAGTCTCCCATCAGTCATTTCTGTTAGGAAGAAGAACCCCTCTGGTGCCTTCTCCTTAGTTGTCTCCCCTGACACTACCTTGGAGGAAAGAGAAGCTGATAGGCCGCTTCCATGTGCTATGGCTTTCTCAAGAGCGCTAAGAGCACCAGTGGATACCTTGGGTTCTCTACTTCTTGCGGGCCTAAACATACTTAAGTCTTTATCCATCTTATTTACTCCTCCTATCACACCATTATCTTGCTTTGCAGTAGCCTCATAAAGAGAGCTTCTAACTCGCCTAAATTATTAAGAACCTCATACCTCTTATAGTAATACTCTACACTTTTATCAATAATTCCTATGCCTAGGACATCAATTCCCCTAGATTCCTCTATAACCTTAACAACATCCCTTAAGTATGTAGAGCAACTACCTGTAGTTCTGAGGAAACTAGGATAACCGTCAGAAAGTACAATTAAAAGTCTCTCCTGTGCCTTGAATGACATAAGTCTTTCAGCTGCCCATAGTACAGCCTCCCCATCAGCATTCTCTTGTAACCTTATGTTATCCCTACAAAGATTATCTATAAGTTTGTCTCTGGAGACAAAGGACTCCGAGAAATCCTTAACAATGCTATGGACTATATTATTTCTACTTGTAGTAAACATAAGGATATCGTGGGGTACCCTAATGCTTTGTAATACCTCAGACATGGCTACAGCACATGCAGCAGCCATATGAACCTTACCGAACCTATTCATAGAGCCTGAGTCATCTATGAGTAAGCTTATAGCTATATCTGTCTTCAGCTTAGGCTTCTCTCTCTTCTTATAGATCCTTGGTTGTTCCAGGGGCTGTGTACTATAGAGCCTATGGATCTTGGATGTATTCAGAGTACCGCTTTTCAAGCCACTATTCCAGCCCACCTTGGTTAATGTTAATAGATACTTCTTGACCTTCTGTGTTAGCCTAAAACCTTTAAGTAGTTCTTCTACTTCCCTCTTATCATAACTTCTTACATCGGTACATATCCTATTATCCTGATATATTACAGGATTGCCAGGGACATAAGGTACTTCCACTTCCGGGGGATGCCCATCAGGTATTATGCCAAGGTCTTTCAGTAACTTGGATGTATCAGGATACCCGCTAGGTCTTGCACTACCAGTAGCAGGGGCAGCACCAACCCCTGAAGATTCTTCTTCAGCCTCATCTTCAGAGTCTTCAGCCTTATCTTCAGCCTTATCTTCAGAGTCTTCAGCCTTATCTTCAGCCTTATCTTCAGAGTCTTCAGCCTCATCTTCAGCCTCATCTTCAGCCTCATCTTCAGAGTCTTCAGCCTCATCTTCAGCCTTATCTTCAGAGTCTTCAGCCTTATCTTCAGAGTCTTCAGCCTTATCTTCAGAGTCTTCAGCCTTATCCTTAGAGTCTTTAGTCTCAATTTCTTCAAGCTCTTTCATCAAGGATCTTAGGTCATCCCCTGTCTCCAGAGACATCCACTTGGGGCCTAATGGGCGGAGCTTCTTAATAAGAGGCCTAAGCTCCTCAGGTACTTCTAGCGCATTAAAGCCTTGCCATTCGTTCCTGAGCTCATTCCCCAGGCATAGCAAGGCTCCTGCCGTGGGGTCTTCCATGGCTATGCTTGGTAGTGCCTCCTGAAGCTTAGGAAGCCTACGGGAATATCCAGAGGCAAGCTGTCTATCCCTCCCCTCATACTCCCCATGCATAAACTTATCTGTATGCATGGAGCGTATTATTTCCTTCAGTGTATCTTCCCGACCCTCCTTCTCCATAGAGAAGAAATCATTCTCGGGGCATACTTGACCTATGCACCTGTGAAGCTCCTCCATGTATACATCGTGTGTATAGACTCCTAGCTTACCCATTACAATCTTCTTGCCTCTTACCCTAGGCATGTTATTACCTAGAGAATCGTCCTCAATTACCTCGATGCCCGCCCTTCGGGCTATAGAGCTTGCCAGCTCTACGGACTGCCTAGCTGTAAAGATGCTCATGCTTCCTCCTCCCTATCTTAAGGATAAACTAGGGGATACTCCAATCGAATATCCCCTAGTTTATTCTTAGAATGCACAACCGCTGAAGGTACCACTACTAATAGAGGAATCATCTTTGTAAGTACCTGTTTTAAGGATTCTCTTAAGCCTATTCCAAGCTTCTTTAGGTGTCCTTTGCCCCTCTATAAAGTTATAACCTATAACGCAAAAGTACCATCTTCTTCCAAGTCGTCAGGTTTCCAGCCCTTAGCAGTTTCCGTCTCCAGAGTCATGCAAGTCACCCCTATCTCTGGGTCAGCCTTCTTAACGTAGGCTCTAATAGTATCACCATCCTCAAATATATAGGTAAACTCAGTACCTTCAAGGCTTTTCAGATCTACCTTGTTCATTGCCCCCTCCTAAAGATTATTGATATAGTATACAGCCGTCTGAATTATAGTCATTCCTACGGCTAGCCATAATAAACGTATGAAGAATCTAGGCATCCCTTATGTCCCCTTTAAATGTACAAATACAGTCCCTATTGTATATTATAATGACTATTAAGGGGACTCCATGGAGTCCCCCCGGTACAACCTTAAGCAGCAACGGGGTAGTGCTTAGTTCCAAAGGAGTACAGGAGCTCTTTTATTGACTCTTTTTGCTCCTTACTTGCCCCAGAGACTATAGAGTCTAGGCGAGCCATTAACGTAGCTGCCTCAATAATAGGATCAACACCCGCGACCTTAAGGCCTGAGATAATGAGCTGTGCATCCGCCTTTTCAGTCTCCTCCAATACTGGGAGGTAACTATCCATTTGCTTTGCAAGTCTAGTAACGTGCTCAAGCGCTGTACCGGTCTTTCCTAACTGCTGCAAGATATCACATCTAGCAGCAACCTTGTATTGCTCAGGATACAGTAAATCACCCTTGTCATGCGCTAAGATCTTGGCAATGTCCCCAAGGTACGCAAAGATACGTCTTGTCTTCTCCCAGCTACTCCATTTGATTTTACTAGTCTTCTGATTCAGGAGCTCAATGGTCTTTCCATCTCTATCCTGTCCAGTTTCAGGGATAGTCGTAACGGCGTAGATAGCTTTCTCCATTTGTGTAAAGAGTATCTCCCGTATAGCGGCAATACCATCCTTGGAGGTATCACAGGAGTATGCTGTGTAGTCTATGGACTCCATGATAGTACAGACAGTGTTCTCCCAGACGTTACTATCCAGCTTACTTATGGCTCTCTCTTTACTCGCTACCTTGCTACAGGACTCCATTGCATTACTAAGGTCCAGACTCTTGAGGATAGTGTATTTGATGGTAAGCTCTTTCATGGTCTTTGTCTCCAGTTGTGGATTACTTGCTTTGTTTTGTCCTAGATGGACCCTAAATGTACTTGAAAGAGCCCGCATGAGGCTCTCTCAGCTACCTTTAGAGTACTAAGAGACCCTTACGCCTCATTTCCCCTTGTAAGGTACCTGCTGCCTCCAAAGACAGCCGGTAACCTTCAGCCTTTATCTGCTGTTCTTTCCTGTTTTCTCTTGTCCTCCCTACGTCTTCCCGCTTCACTCTCTTAATAGCCATAGCATTCCTCCAAGTCTACAGCCCATAGGCACCATAACTGGAGCGAAGAGTCCCATACTTGTATAATAGTCATATATCTGCCCTCTTGCCGTTCGTGATTGCTTCGTACTCTGAGGTAACACGCTTCTCTATAGAGGCTAACTGCTCCTCGGCCAGGTACTTCACTGTATTCAGGTACTCTATCTCACTTATAAGGCCCTCGCAGTACATCCCTAAGGCTTTCTCCATCTTCTCATTATACTTTCTCATGACGTATTCTCCTGTCTTCTATTTATCTTATAAACCCACAGTAAGGATAACAGGACCTTAGCTAATCCCCTGTTAAGCGGCAGGCCCCTGAATTTAGGCTTTCTAGCCCGCTCTCGGTTCCTGTTATCCCTACAATCGAATTATAATAATGCCTAAGTAAGTGGCTCAGGCTCCACGTTTATGCTTTGTTCCGGTTCAAGTGAAGTTTGCATGTCGCATTCAGGATTATATATCGCTTGGTCACCTGTGAGTCTAGAGGTTTCTGAGGTCTCCAGTCATGTAGT